TGATCTGAACGACCGTCCGCCCCCTCGCCCCGCCGAGCGCCCGCATCTGACCGGGCGTGAACACGCCCTCGTCATTGCGGATTATCGCCGGGCGCTCGCCCGGACCGATCCCCGAATGAAAACGCGGTGCGCCGGCGAACATGCTGGCGGGCACGCTCCGGTAGCCGCTCGGGTCGGAGCCCATACCGCCGCTATGGAATAGGCCGACCGCCGAGGAGATCAGGTTTCCACCGCCGCCAGCGGCCGGAAACAGACCGGCAAACAGCGCATCGATGCCAGAGTTGAGAAGTTTTTCGCCCAGCTTCCCGATTGCATTGCCGAGCGCCTCGGTTGCATCCTTGCCGGCGCGAAGGTCGGAGAGGAAGCTGGTCAGCGCATCCTTTGACAACGCCCGGGTCTCGTCGATTCGCTTGTTTGCTTCCGCAAGCGCTCCGGCCTCCGCCTTTGCCGCAGCCTGCAACGAATCCGCTGCCGCCTTCGCTGCGGCCTGTTTCTGATAGAGCGCCGTCGCGGCGCCCATCACTGCCGGCGCCATGGCGTGGTTCTGATCGATCCCGGCTTGCACAAGCGCGTTGTAGGCCGCCTGAGCGGCCCCAGTCCTCGCCAGTTGATCAGCCTGATGCTTGAGCCCATCGATGACCTGACGGATGCGATCGCCTTCGGCGTCGGGGATATTCAGTCCGCCACCGCCAGCGCCGGGTTTAATAGGCACCGTGACATTGGTGCCAGATCGCCCCGCGAGTTCCTTCTCGATGGCGTCTCGCTGTTTCTTGAGCGATTCGACCTGCGTGTTGATGATCGCCGTTGTCAGGCTGGTCGTTTCACTGTCGGGCTTCGCCCGAGCGAGAAGTCCCTCGATCCGTTCAAGTTCGGCCTTGAGCCCGCCCGTCGTTTTAGTCTCGAGCGTACGCGACATCTCTATGAGCGAAGAGATTCCTCGCGCCACAGCGGCGATCGCCTCGGCTGTTTTGACGATGATCGGCGTCAGGTCGATAAATGCCTGCTTGAGATTGATATCGACAATCTTCGCCGCAACCCCCAGCTTGTTCTCCATTTCTTCGGCGTTTTGCAGAACATCCCGGCTAATCACCAGCCCGAGAGCACTGGCGCGATCGACGAACTTGTCGATGCCAGCAGCGCCTTCTGCCGCCAGTTGACCGACACGAATATTCGACTCGCCGAAGGCAATCGCCGAAATCCGAGCCCTGTCCGCCCCCTCAGCCGTCCGACTGATACCATCGAACATATGGCGCAACCGCTCGTCGAAAGTCCCCGCGCTCTGAATATTCTTGAGCAGTTCCGGATCGAGTATCTTCAGCTTCTCGACCAGTTCACCGGTGCCGATCGCCGCTTCACCCGACCTGATCTGGAACGTGCGCAGCGCGTCATTGAGCTGATCGTCACCGATACCTTGTTCAAGAGCCGCGAAGCTGAGCCCCTGGAACACATCGGAATCCAGCCCAAGGTCTCTGATACGCTTCGCCAGTTCATCAAATTCGCGAGTAGCTTCGCGCGCCACCCGCAGCGCCGCACCCACGCCGAGCACAACCGCGCCGATACCGGCAGCGGCGGCAAGGCCCGCCGGCCCCAGCCCGGCCAGAACAGAGGTCGCCGCCCCGCCCCGCGTTGCCAGCCCTTGCATGCCACGCTGCGCCTCGAGCGAGGCCGTGTTGACCAACTTGAGATGCGGCGGCACGGTCTTGGCGCTGCGCTCGAGCTTGCGCAACGCCTCCTCGCCGTCCTTTCCGAGCGAGCGCAACGCCGCCTTGACCTGTTCGGCGCCATCGGCCGACAGGCGAAGTATGACGCCGCGTTTGGTTTCAGCCATTTTCCTGTTCCCTGTCGCGGGAGCGCTGCGCCCCAGTGACGATGCCCCGCTCTCCCTCCGCCAGGAGGAGCCGCACGGCCGTGCTATCGATGCCGGTCAGATCGACCCGCATGAGCGCCTCACGGAAATCAATGCCGATTACGATTCCGGCCATGCCGACAATCCGCCAGGCGCTCTGACAACTCGCGGAGGCCAGCGCGGCCGCGCCCTCGATCGTGAGCGGCCGGTTTTCTACAAGCGGGCAGAAGGTTCCATCTGTGCCGGGTTTGCCCCGGGCGCAGGGCTCGCAATCTTCGGCGCATCTGGCGCAATAGGCGCCGCCCCCGCCAGCAAGCCATTCGGCGGAAGCGGCTACCCTTTTCCCTCGTCGAAAACTTCTCCGATCCGCCGATACGCCTCGGACTCGAACCTCTGGTGACGCGATGGGTCACGAAGGTAGCCGGCCATATTGCGTGGCGTCAGTTCAGCCGGTGCTTCCTCTTCGTCGACCCATACGCCGCGCCACTGCGAGACAATACGGATGGCGAGTTCGACACCCATCAACGCCCGGCTGTAACCCAGCATCATCGACTCGTCGGCGATTTCATCGGCGCTTGGCGCTTCGAGACCGAGATCCGCCAGTGTCTCGGCTCCGAGGATTGCCTGGCGAAGGCGCTCGCTCGCCGCGGCTTCCGCCGCCCTGTATTCCGGCGTCGTCGCCGGACGCATCAGAAACCCGACCCCGTCGCCCATATCGACCCATTTGGGCGTCTCGGAGTCGGGCCCAAGCGAAAGCCGCAAACCCATATCAGTAGGCCGCGACGGCGTTGCGCAATGTCGCGGTCAGCATGCCGGCGCTTGCCGACTGCTCCGACCGGAACGGGAATGTCTGTTCGACGCCGGCGGGCCCGTTGAACGCATCGGCACCCTTTTCGATGCGCGTCCCGGGCGCGGTCAGCACGAGGCTGCGGGTCGCCGAGAGCCGCCACTCCATTTCCAGATCGTGGACGCTCGCCGCCCGGGCGATTTCGTACATCGCCTCGTTGACGTAGCGCAGCCGCAACTGACCGTTGAACGCCGCCTCGCCGCCGCGCTCGTAGCCCGAGACATATTCCTCGTCGGAGACAAAATCGAGCGAAGCCAGATTGTTCCGATAGGCCGCATCGACACCGAGAACCGATCCCATAGCCACATCGTCGAGGCGCAGCACGCCCTTCACCGCGGGCATCTGGTCGAGCGCCAGCGTCGTCGGCGTGCCACCCTGACTGGTGTCGGTCGCGTCTTCCTCTTTCCATCCGAGAAATTCCGCCTCGAGGCGGCGGAAGCCCTCCTCGAAACCCATCCGGAAATTGAGGACATTGACGAAGTTGCCGAGGTGACGCCGGTACTTTGGCCCGCCCGCCGTGCCTGAATTTCTCAGCTTCTGCTCGATCGAGAAAGCCGGCAGCGCCTCGCCCCCCGACGCGAAGACATGCGAGTAGCAACCGCCCGACAAGGTCGTTCCTGACGCGGTCGCGTTCGAGGCAGCGGAGGCAGCAAGCGTGAAGGCATTCCCGTCGGGGCCGGCGGTGTCATGCTCGATCGTCACCGTGGTGCCGCTCGCCTCGTCATAGGTCGCGTCGTCGACATCGGTATCGGCCGAGCCGTTGAGCGCCGTGACAATCGCGGTGATGGTATCGCCAAGCGTACCGCCAATCTCGATTTCGTCGGCGCCAGGCGAACCGGCGACAAAGGTGAATTCGACCCCATTGATCGTGATCGTCGAACCGGCATCCGGCTGACCGGAGAAAAGCAACGAGCCGGCCGCGGCAATCGCCGTCGTCACCGGGGCACCGAAAGCCCCAAGCAGCATGTAGCCGAGATGGTTGATGCACAACGGCATGACCAATTGCCCCTCGTGCCGATGAACGTCGGGGCCCGGCGCCGTCATGTCGGCATCGTTCACCCTCGGGGCATTGAGCAGGGGATCGTCCGGCAGACCGAAACGCTCGCCGAACGAATGCGAATAGACCGGCAAGCGCGGATAGTCGCCGGTCGCGGCCGTGGTAAAATCCGCCTGCACCTTGAGTAGCAGGTCGGTCATCTTGCCGCGAGGTAATGCGGTGAGCGACATCGGTCAATCTCCGGTTTTCGAGAAGGGGGACCCTCCCCGCCGGGGAGGGAAGGCGCGCCAGTTAGCGCTATCTATTCCGGCTTGGTGAAGAGTCCGGCGACTTGGAGATCGCGGGCCGTCGCAGGTCGCGCGAATCCGCCCTTGACCATCGCGGCGATTCGATCGGCCGTTACCTCCATCGCGATCGCGCCCTTCTTGCCTTCCGGGGCATCCGCCAACATGACGACAGGCGCCACATGCTCAGCATTCGAGGATTTCGTGGATTTTGCTTTCCGAGCCATTGGTCTCTCCTGTGGTTTGCCCCGGATTTCCGGGCTGGTTTCAGAACGGCCGATACGAGGTGAACTCGAAAGTCACCCCGATCACCCCACCCTTGAGTTGCGGGACACCGTCGATCGCGAGGTTCGATCCCTCGATGCCGGTCACCCGCGCGCTGCCGATCAGGCCGTGCCACGGCGCTTTTTCCTGCTCCGCGTCGACTTCGATCGCCTCGACAACATCGTTGATAGCGACAAGCCCGGCATCGAATGCGGCGTCGCGATCGGTCTGCGATGCCGCCTGGACAATCCATTCCAGTTCAACGATCAGGCCGAGATCGTAGACCCTGTCCGGCCCAAGCGTTTCGTTGCGATCGACGATCGACCCATCGACCAGATTAAGCGCTGCGCCAGGAGCGCCCGAGGCCGGCAATTCGTCGAGGATCTGCGGCAAAGCATCGTTGCGCGTCGCCACCGGCAACGCCGGGCCCGCCGCTGCAACCAACGCTTCATGAAAAGCAACCCTGATCTGCTCCGACCTACTCGCCACGCGACAACTCCCGGTCAATTTCACGAGCCACGGTCAGCGCCAGAGCATCGGCCTCCCGCGCCAAGGCGGTGTCGAAGTCCAGTCGCTTTCGCAAACGCACCTGCGGCACCATGACAAACATGATGACCCGTTGAATTTTGGCGCGCCGGCTGATCTTTCCCTTGGGCAAGGCCCGCCAGCCGCGCTTACTCTTCGATGCGAGGCCGTTGATGTAGGCGAGCAGCGTGCCCTTCCGGCTTCGGAAGAATTTCAGGTCCTGATTGAACCTGGTCTCGACTTCGAAGGGGTTGGCGAGCGCTCCCCGTCCGCCGAAGTCACCGCCGCGCCGGCGTTTCGGAACATTCTCGGTCGGGATCGCCAGATAGGCCTTGCCGTTGCCCGGCCGGACAAGCGTGCCGGAATGACCGATCAGGATATGCCCCGACCGCTGGCTGAAAACGACGCCGGCGGCCGACATCGAGGCCCCGCGTTCCGGATAGACCCGCCCGCGCACCGATTTGGCGACCCGCTGCCCGAGCCCGGCACTGTTGATCTGGGTCCGAAGCCTGTTCTTGAGACTGTCGGTGCCAAGACGAACGCCCTCGGTCGTGCCACGTGCGATCGCCGCTGCGTCGGCGTCGATATCGCGCTGCAAATTTCCGGATAGTGCCAGTTTGAAGTCGAGACCAGCCATGGCGGCCGCCGATCAGGTCGCATCTTCGATACAGCCGATCTTTTTCGGCTTCACCACCCGCAACCAGACCATCTCGCCATCGTTGACGTGGTATCGCGGCTCTGAGGTCGGATCAGGATCGCTGTCGGCGACGGCGAAGTAGCAGGGCCCGCCGACCGCCTTGGCTTTGATCGCCCGCGCGACGATATGATGAGTTTCATCGGCCACCACTGGCGGTACAAACGCCGCCGACCCGACCGTCACCAGGTCCTCGGTCGCCGTCGCAGTGCCCCCGATCGCCAGTTCCGATGAATCCAGAAGCTCGCCGGCGATCTCGGTTCCGTAGAGAACCTGATTTTCCTCGATTATGAGACGTCCTGCCATCGAACACAGCCTTTCATGGTTTCAATCAAACAGAGGTCTCGGTCGCCGGGCAGCGCCACACCAGACGCGACCGGTCCCAACGCCTTGGTGCCGCCAGGATCGTGTAAGACACCCCGGCGACAATGAAGATGCCACCCCTCGCCGGCGCCGTGACTTCGCTTATGCGCACATCGATCAGAGTCGACGCTACGACAGCGCGGATTTCGCCCAACTCCGCCTCTTCGTCGGGCTGAGCCAGAATTACGCTGATCTCGGTGACCGGATCGCCCCCGCCAGGCGGCTGATAGCTGCAGCCCGGCTCCGCGGCATCCGCAAACGCGTCGTCGACAGCCATCGCGGCAATTTCTGCTTTCATGGCAACACGCCTCCATGCCACCTAAAGGCCGGCCTGCGGGAAGGTTAGCGGACGGGGCGACAACCGCCCCAATCCGCCTCCATGGCATCGCAAAGGATGGAGGACTAGGTCCGCTTACCCTTGATCAGCACCCGCGGGCGCGTGCAGTATTCGATCGAGTTCATCTGCACGTCGAGGTGGACGCCTTTTCCGTTCGGCATCGGATATTGCTTCGCGTAAAGCCGCTGCCCCATGGTGTTGACCGTCTCGATGTAGTCGGCGGGCGCCATGACCGACCGGAACAGGTTCGGCACGCCGACCGGATAAATGTGACACTTGTCGGTGTTGATGTAGCCAGTGCCGCCAACGGAACCGCGATAGTTTTCCCAAACGATTCCGCCAAACTCGAAAGCGCCATAGCTCTTGCCGTTCTTCTCGATATAGCCCTCCCGTAGAATCTTGGCTTCGTTCCAGCCGATGAACGTCTCGCGCACTTCCGGGTGAGCAAGGAGATCATCGAAGAAGTTGTCACCGCAGAACGCCCGCACTTCGCTGAAGGGAAGCCCGCCAAGTTCAACGGCGATTGCTCGCGTTTGTGCCGCGCATTTCTTGCGCAATGCGCCGCTGCCGGCACTGGCGTTGTCGAGATCAAAATCGACCTCTGTCAGTTGGCTGACCTCGAATGAGGTGAATAGGTTGAGCTCGGAGGCATCGGCATAGGTAATGACGCCCTTGATCGCACCAATGCGGGAGAACTCGCGCGTCGCCTCCATCGATTGGCTGTGGATCATACCGCGCTCCGCGACCTTATCCTGCACCGTTTCGAGCGCAGTTTCCTGGCCCCAGGCGCGAACCCCCTGGACCTCCTCGGCCATAATGGCGTCATTGATCTCAAAATGTGGCACCGTCAGACTCCGCAGACGACGCTTCGATTTTTCGACCGTGGCGCCAGGTCCGCCGCGGGGCGACGGGCTGACCAGAACGAGAATGCCATCCTTCTCCTCAATGGCGATCGATATGGTGTTGACGCTGGATGAGGCGAACAGACCCATTTCGTCGATGCGTCCGGGGACAAAATCAAGCGCGTTGATGGCGTCGGTCAGGCTGACCACGCTGAACGCGTCACTACGGAAGATATCGAGCATTGAAGCTCTCCTTTAATGTGGTGAGGTCCCCGCTAACGCGCAGGTCTCTATTGATGAAAGTGGGAAGCGCCCACGCTAGCGGACGATGATGCCTTGCGTGGCCAGTTGCGCGATCGCGGCCGCCTTTTCGTCGGTCGTGATACCGTCCGGCCAACCGAGTTCGTTACCGTTGACCTCGGCATCCCGGACGATGCCGGAGATCTTCGCAGTTTCGCCGACGCCGGTAGTCACCGGATAGAGGGCAATCGCCGCCGCGACCTCGGCGCCATCCGTGGCCGAAAGATCGAGCGCCTTGAACGTGCCTTCATCGGTCGCCGGTGCCAACGTGACAGCTAGTGTGAACTGCGCAGCAGCCGAGAAGTCCGTCGATCCGTCGGCAATGGTGAATTTCACCTCGCCGTCATAGGCGACTGCTACCGTCGCCAGGCCATCGATCGTGCCGTCGGGTCGGATTACCGCGAACTCGCCGACATTGGAGCCCGATTCAATCAGGCGCACGATATAGGTGCCTTCCTGAACACCCGCCCCATAGGCTGGCGTCGCCTTTGTCAGCTCTCCGTTGCCAGTGCCAGTGAAGGCGGGATCCCCAACGGTGACCGCGCCTTCGTTGAGACCGACTTGGCCGAGCACGAGGCCGGCGAGAACGGTCATTGATGCCGCGATGAGGAGATTGCCCCGGGAGCGAATGCCGCTCGCTTCCGAGATCACGAAAGAAGCCGCATGGCGGCCTTCAATCAAAGCAGTCATATCGATTGTCCTTCTAGGATAAGGGGATGCCGCGCGCGGCGGCGTTACATACGGACCCGGCTTAGTCGGGCTGTGATGTCAGATGCCGAAAGCCGTTAGCGGCGGGCAGAAACCCGTGCGTTCTGCTTCGCGACTGCCTTCTTCCAACCGCTTGCTCCGGCCGATCGGGTTGCGGCCGACTCAGTGCCGGGATCGATGTCCCTGCCGGCCATCCGCTCGGACAAGCGCGACGATTTAGGCGCGGAGGCCAGCATTTTTCTGGCCTCGCCGTAGTTGAGCTTCTTCGCGGCAACCTTGCCGGCCAGTTGGCGCGCGAGAGCATCCCGCCCCCTCGCTTCCTTGGCATTGAGCAAGGCAAATCCGGCTTTAGAACCCGTGGCTCGGGCCGCCGGCTCCTTCTCTTCGTCATCCTCGCCTTCGGCGGCTTCTTCTTCCTCTTCGTCGTCCTCGGCCATCTGCTCTTCGTCATCCTCGCCTTCGGCGGCTTCGTCGTCATCGTCGTTCTCGGCTGCCTTGAGCGATATGCCGAGGGCCTTGAGTTCGGCGGCGGCCGCGGCGTCGCCTTTCGCGGCCTTGGCTCGCAATGCGGCAATCTGTTCAGTGAGTGACATTTCGGGATCCTTTTTCTGGTTGGCGCGCGCGACCAGATCGGTCGCATTGACCCCCGCCCCGGCCGGCGCGCCGGTCGCGGTACTTGTGGACAGGGATTCCTGAAGGGCGTCGAACGCCGCCCGCTCCTGATCGATGGCATCGACAAGACCGAGGGCCAGTCCCGACCTCTCGGGCTCGGAGTGCTCGGCGATGTACCAGAGCGCCTCCTGCGCACGGATCGCCTCTGCGCTCAGTCCCCGGCCGGACTCGACCAGGGCGACGAACCACCGTGCTATTTCATCGACGATCGCCTGAAAGTGTTCGCGATCCTCTTTCGCAAGGGGCTTCCAGGAAGCGCCGATCGTCTTTCTAGCGGCGCTCTGGATAGCCTCGACCTTGAGGCCCCATTCGGCCATCATTTCCGACATGTCGATATGAAGCACCACGACGCCGATTGAGCCGACGTCCGCCGATCGTGTTGCAACGATCCGATCGGTGCTGCAGGCGATCGCGTAGGCCGCCGAACAAGCCAGCTTCGTATGGGTCCATATTGGCTTGCCCCCGGCGAGGGCGCGACCCTCACGGATCTCGTTGGCGAGTTCGAAACATCCGTCGACCAGTCCGCCTGGCGATTCTACCCGCAGAAAAATCCCCCTGACCCGGTCATCGCCGCGAGCTACTTTCAAAGCAGAGCCAATCTGTGCGTAGCCGCCGCGCCAGCAATCCTCCCACCAATCGTAGTAGCCGCTCGGTGTCAGAACGCCGCGGACATCGATGACGGCAATTCCGTCGACGATCGCATAGCCCTCGCCTTCCTCGATTGCCGATGCCCACGGCACGCGAGGCATCGCCAGGACATCCCTGTTGATATCCTCCAGCCGCGCACCATCCCGCTCCCCCTGAGCCGGCGCGCCGCGCCCGAGCAAAGAGCGAAGCCACCCGCCGGATTGCCGATCGGCATTCTCCTCGAATGCCTGGTCGACCAATGCCTGCGCCGCGCGACGCTCGAGCAGAACAGGTGTATGCGGCGTGCGAAGCACGCGCTGCAGGTGTGTCATTGCTGATCCTTGAAGTTCCAGGCGGCGAAACTAATCGCTGGCGCGCTTATCTTCCGCGTCGGTACGCGGGACGATTGAAAGGTCCGTGCTGCCATTCAAGAGACCGAGCCGCTCACGTTCTCGCTTCTCACGAGACAGCTGTTCCAGAACAATCTCCCAATCCTGTCCTTGCTCGGCTGCCTCGCGCTCAAGCGTCGACAACTGCGAATCGATCCGCAGCTGCGACGCCTGGGCTTCCTTGACTGGATCGATGTAACCGCGGCCCGGACCGATCCAGTCCGATCGTAGCCAGGCATAGGGTTCATCGCGGAACTCCGGTGCCTTCGCCGGCACCTGGATTTCGCCGAGGTCGAGTGCCTCTTCCAGCCAGGCGGCAAAGATGGGCATGGCAAATCCCCAGATGAGGATCGCACGAAGACGCGTGACGGAGCGCCACACCTCGTTGAGAGCAGCGCGCGCCGACGAATAGTTCGTTCGGCTCCAGTCCATAGACAGTTGCTCGTATGAGATGCCGAGCGACGCCGCGAATGCCTGCAGGAACGCCGTCTGGAACTGCGGATAGCCCGCCGTCTGGCGTGGTTGCGTGTTCAAGTCGAGCTTGTCGGTCGGAAACAGTGTCACAAATCGCGCATCGTCCATGACCCGCCGGGATTTCTCGTAGAAATTAGCCCGGTCCTCGGTGAACGTTTCCCAATTGGCCCGACCACTGTCGTCGCCAAGGCGCTCGGCCGCGTATTCGGCGCCGAGTTGGGTGTAGATTGCCCCGACTATCGTGGCGTTGATCGCCGCCGTTTTGACTTCCGATTCCGAATAGCGCGACAGCATGCGCAACTTGACTAGAGATCCGACCAGGCGGGAGACGCCGTGCGACTGCCCGGGTCGCCGCTTGTCGTAGATGTGCAGGAACTTGGGTCTCTCCCAATCGCCATCCCGGTCCCATCGCGGGATCCGGTCCCAGATATAGTTTTCGCCCTCCATGTTGAGCAGGTCTGACGGATGGGCGCGCCGCAAATGATAGGCGACCGGCTCGTGCGTCACGGAATGCTGCTCTATCCCCCGGCGCATGGTCGAGCTGTCCGGCTGGCCGTCGGGATTGGACAACCTGTCGGGGTCGACCATGTTCACCGCAGTCGCGTATTTCCAGCCGGAGCGTGGATACCAGCGCATCACGGCGCAGGCCTCGCCGATCGTCACGAATTCCCGCGCCGCCATGGCGGCAAGTCCGGCGAACGGCAATTGCCGTTCAATATCGCAACGGAAGAGATGATCGCTGGCCCACGCGTTGAAGGCGGACTGGATCGTCTGCCCGAGTTCGTGGGCCGCGTCGGTCGTAATGCCGAGTATTTTAGCGTCAGGCTTCGAATTCAAGCGAAGCGCTCCGCCGACCATCATGTCGACCTGCCGATCCATGCCGGCCGATGCCCAACCCTCGTTGCGCTCTAGGTCACGGATCCGCGCCGTCGATGTATCGCGCTCGTTCAGCCATTCGGCGTCGGCCGAGCGTAAGGACGGATACCACCCCCACATCGACTGCGA